TTCTATTTAAGTCATCAACGGTAACTATTGATACTGGTAATTTAATTTGATTTAGTTTGCTCATAACCTATTGATTTTTATGTTTTAGCGCCTCCTTTATTTTATAAAGTGCCTCTATTTCTTCTGAGTAGTTAATTTGAGAAAGGGATTGGAGTTCAGATATAAATCCTGAAAGAGTCTCAGTCAGTTTAGATATTGATTTTTTTGATTTGATAAAGTCGTCTAGATAATCAGACGAGTCTTTTGGTCCAATCAAAGCGTCAGCAGAAAAGAAATCTTTTAGATAATCATCTCCTAGTCTCTTATGATTTTCTATTAGTTCGCTAAGCGGAGGAAGTCTCTTCTTATGAAATGACATAGTGTTTAAGTTAAATTATTTAATATTTATACTTTATTTTTAGCTTAAGGTTTACCCAAATTTAGCAATTCCTTTATATTTTTTCTTGATGTCATCTATTTCTTTAATTGCAGAATCAAACTTATTCTTGATTTCAGCATCAACTGTAAAATCTAGGACAGTTCTGCAGTTAGGACAAACTGATATTGGATGCCTAAGGATAAAAGATAGGTCTATTCCTAGTGGAGTCTTACATGATGGACAGGGTAGAGGCATTATTTTTCTCCTTTATGTTCTATGCTTTGGATATATGTGTCAAGCAGTCGTGAAACCATTTCAGGTTTAGTGTCAGACTTAAACTTAATGGTGATCTTTGCCATTCCGCTACCGTCTTCATTCTTTCCTGTGTCTACTTCTATACCTTTTATGTTGTGGAGATCTTCTTTCTTCTTTCTTCTAAATATACCTAAAAGCTCTCGCTTTAAATCAGAAGGTTTGTTTGTACCGACTATTAATCGTGCTGAGAATTCAATATCAAGTTCATCTAAACCAATCGAAGAGTGATCGGCTAAAATGAATAGGGGAACCTCTAGGTCTTTACCTTTAACTTTGAAATTTACAAGTTTCGGAGTACCGTCTTGGTCAAAATAGTTAGTTAGGTTATCGATATGCTGTGTTTCAGCAATTCTTTTAGCTACCATGGCAGCCTCTAAGAGGCCGCCAACTAGCTCTTCTATGTTTAATTTTGCCATTTATATTGGACTTAAGGTGTTAGTGTTTATTATTTGGTAGGATCAACTGTTAATGGAATTAAAGATGGTTCTAACATTTGAGTTAAGTAATCAGATAATTTTAACATACCTTCAGTTGCAGGTAACTGTTCTGCATGAACTTTAACGTTATACTTAGCTGAATTATCAGTGCTACGTGTATTCTCTTTATGTGTAGCAACACTTCCAGACATAGACGCAGAGTACTTCATTCCCCAGAAGCCGCCGCTTACCGTTGCGCTAAATGAGCCAGAGGTATCTGTGCTTGACTTATCTACTTCTGATGTTTTTACTTCCATTGTAAATTCAATATCAGCTGATGTGATAGCTAATGAAGGAAGTGGAACCAATGGTAACATAGGAACCTTTGAATAAAGAGTCTCAAGAGATTGCTCTCCAGTTTCACCGTTAGTCATTACACGATTCATTTGAACGTCTAATGAACGAGCAGTAGTTACGTCCTTACCGTCTTTGTCTTTTCCTGTAACAAAAGCAACTTCGCTAATGTATTTCCAGGTGACTTCGTTTAATTTCGCTTGTCCTTTCGCCATTCCAACGATTGGGCTCACGATTAGGTCTTCGATTGGAAGTCCTACAAATTGTTGAGCAATGTTATCTGCCATAATAATGGGTTTTTTTATATAGTACTAATTTTCTTCAGAAAGTTTAGTATCTGCTGTTATTTATCTAGTTATAAGCGTATCTTTACACTTCCCGAGCGGCTCCATGGTTTACTTTGAAGACTGGAAAACGTAACGAGTGATTTCCATGTTGATCAGTCGTAGACTCAAAGTATTGAACAGTAATAGTTGCACCCATAATCTCTCCAATATTTCGATAATAGTGTCGACGTTGATCGATAGTAAAACCGCTTCCGACTTGAACTTGTGATCCTTTGTGTTCGATTGTTACTGCACTTAACATATCTTCCCCTACTTCTCTACCATTAACGATTACTCGTTGAGGTCCCATAATCACGCCAGTAACCACATATTCATCATCAAAAAACTCTTTGATTTTAAGCATGTGTTTAGATCGACCTGAAGAATAATTAGTATCCTTTCTAGCAATTAACCCTTCCCAGTTTGAATCTTTAGATTGAGCCTTTAATTCTTCAAGAGCATCTTCATCTTTAATTCTGACTTGAGGTAGCATCTCCAAAATAGTGGATGAGTCTAAGTCGCCCAATAGGTGTTCTCTACTGTCTAGTCGAGTAGAAAATAGCGGAGATGCATCGTCCCCTGCAAATTCGCCAGCTAGTAAGATATCAAAAATCTGGTATCTTGGGTTGTCTATCGTATGATCCTTACGTTGTATCTGTTTCAGGATTCCTTGGAAGTCATCTGAGCCATCTTCATTCATGAGACATAGTTCACCATCTAAAACTAAGTCGGTGATCCCTAAACGTCTAATTTCCTCTGCTACTCGGTCTAGGGTTAGAAACTCTTTTCCATTACGTGAAAAGAATCTTACATCGTCGCCGTGAACAAAGCAGATACATCTAACTCCATCTAATTTTCTGGAGACAAACCATGTGCCGTCAAAAATATCAACACCTTTTACTTTAGCTGCATCATGCGCTAGTGCAACATCAAAGGTTGGAATAAATTTGGGATTGACTCGATTGATTAAGGTAACAGTAGCTCTAGTCTCAAGATTACGATCAATTATTTGATAAATCAAGTCAGACCACGCTTCGTAATCCTTAATAAAACGATTCATGGCTTCAATTGCCGCATGGCCAGTCATATGACGCTCATTGAAATCATCAAGCATCACGAAAAGGTCATCATATATTTCGGTAGGTGCAATAAGGTCTTCACGTTTTTTAAGATTCGCTGAAGTTACCCCAAAATTCCAGTATGGGTGATAGGTATAGAATAGGATCCTCTTAATGAAGTCATGATATTTATACTTGATGAGAACTTCTACTTTATGATTGGTTGAATTAGACGAGTTCATCTCGTTTACAAACTCTCTAAGTTCCCTAAAATCTTCAGTGTGGTGCATGGTGTTTCCTTTTAGTTAGAATACTAAATTAAAAGGAAAGTTTACAGTGACCGTTGATATTTTTGTTGCACCAGCCGGCAGGAACCTCTACTGCAAATCGTGCAGGCTTTTTACTAGAATAGATCTTTTGTTCACGATCAGTCACTCCTTCTCCAGGCTCCATTGTTTCGTGGCCTAAATAGTTCATAGAGGAATCGAAAAAGATAACGTCTAGGGGAAACTTAACGTCTTTCATCCAGAAGCCAAGTGGTTGATCAGTATCATAAACGAACAGGATACCCTGACCGTCGGCTGGTTCATAATCCGCATTCATATAACCCTGTGCTTGACTTTCCGGTGTGCTTGCAACCTTAAGTTTTAAAGAAGTTTCTCCAATTGTCACTTCGATCTCTACCCCATCTACATCATTCTTTCTACAGTACGATTCGAATAGTGGGATATTTATTCTATTTGAAAAATAGTGACTCATTTGGTTTATTTTTTAATTAAAAGTTGTTAGTTGTTGAATTATAGAAAACTAACCTAGTTACATTAGTTGTTTTAGTGATAGTCGGTGTTGAATAATTGAAAGTAAGCACATCACCTCCACCGGCTTCCCCAAATTGTATTCTTATAGGATAATAACCGCCTGCAGTTAAGGCAATAGATCCTGATGCTTCCGTATCTCCATGAGCTCCTCCGTTATTCACTAATGCATTCTCTATCGCAAAACCAATTCTTGCAACGTTACCGACCCAAACGTATGAAGCGTCATCAGATGAAGTGTAGAAAGTATAAGTTTCTGTAGTAGTCGGTTTGAAATATCCTAACCATTGACAGCTGAAATTTGATCCATCATCAGATGATGCTTCTGTTATAGCAGTAGTTTGTACTGAAATAGCAGGATTAGTACCAACTCCACCGGAAGCTGCAGTTGCGAAGAAACTAACATCATCAGCAAAATATCCTTTGTATGTAGTTTTATATAGACCTGCAACATAAGGTTGAACCCAATTAGTCCAATATCCATTTAATGATAACCAATCACTAGCTGCTGAAGCAGTAGCTGCTGAAGTTCCACTTATTGTTTGTACTAAACTACGAAATGCTTCATCTGTATTAGTAGATCTCCAAAATTGCACATCGCCTACATCACCTACTTGAGTCGGAAAATTTTGAGTTGATACATCCTTGCATACTACATAAGAATTATCTTCGTCTGGTCC